AATAGTAATGGGTTTAGCCCTATTCTCGGACACATTGTTAAATGCGGGAGTGATATAATATGGGAATTGGAACATCATTTCAAAAATATGTAATGAATCCAAGCCGTAAAATGGGTCGCCAATTAGAAGACTATGTTAAAACAACATATATGGGCGATCCAAACGGAATTGAAGGATTACGTCAAAAACAACGACAATCTGGAACAGATTTAGGTAAATTAAGAGCTGACGCAGTTGCAAATGGATTTAATCCATTAACAGTATTACGAGCAACAGGCGGACAAGGGTTTTATAAAAATGAACTCCCAATGGGACGTCTGTCTTCAGACGCATTTTTCAACACATTTGATAGAATAAAACAACGACAATACAATGATTTACCATCAATAGTTGAACCAAAAATGACAGGTAAAGAAATTTTAGCACCTGTAAAAATATCAAACGGAAAATTAAATTCAGATCAAAACACTGCAATTTATGACGTAGTTCAAGATCCAATAACATTAGAATATGTAACTGATGGAAACAGTGTGTTTTCAGCAAAACAAAAACCTGGACTTTTTGTTGAAGTAGATCATCACGGGAATAAATGGAGATTTCCCTGGGAGGATTTAGAATGGGATCAAGTAACACTTGGTTCATATAAATGGCTATTACAAGAAGCATATTATCAAGGCGATAGAATTGGTAAGAATATGCGTAAAAAATTAGGAAAAAAGTTTGGAATATATGGATATAAAGCAGATAAACAAACAATAGGTAATACCATCAAGCAATTAGAAAAATTGCAAAAACAAATGTCTCTAAAAAATAAGACACCAATTCTACAACGTGAACCTAATTATGGTGAGCGGATTAATGGTGTACCAATAAATCAGCAACAAAAAATTATGGAAGAATTATTTCCATAATGTGCGCCAAGTGTAAAAAAATACGAAAAATTATAACTAAAATCATTGCAAGGAGAAAAAGCAAATGAGAATGACTGAACTAATACCAAACAGCCCGATTTCTATTCAGAAATCGCGCCGATCTGCAAAAGGTCGAGTGTTGACGTCAGGCGACGCAGGTAAAATCCTGCCGTTAAAATACGAATGGCTTCACCGTGAAGATGGCGTTCAAAGCGGTAAAATCCGTATGAACGTTGAAATGATGGAAACATCAGAGATGTTAATGAACGGTGTTGGCGTAACACTTTACGCTCATTTCGTCCCAATGCTTGCATTTGACCGTTTTAACGGATCAATGGACGAATTAAACCGATCATATAAAAAAGAAAATGGTGCTGCAGGTAGTGTAATACCATTTTTTGAAAGTAATAAATTTTATGTAACAAACACCAATACAGTAGCTACAGCTTCAAGTGCTAGTACAATTGATACATCAAATCATGATGGATTAGACACATTTTACCAAACATTAGGTGTTCACTTTGAATCAAATTATAATACAACACCAGTTGAAGCATATAATGCAATTATTAATCATAGACGCAAAGCAAGATCAAAATCGTTACCATTAAGAAACGCATTTGATCATACATTAGCTGATGCATTTTGGATAAATAACGGAATGCAAAATATAGTTCCTGATTATGATCAGAATTTAATTGACGGACAAGTCACACTAAATGGATTAGCATTTAAAGCACCAATATATGCTCAACTTGCTGATGGATTTAATGATCCAACCAAAAGAGCACCTGCTATGCAGGGCGGAGTAACATCTGTATCAGGTGTAACTACACCAGATGGTACAACAATAGATGCTCATTATTTTGACGAAATTTGGGCAGAATTAACAGCAGGCGGAAACGCAACAATGTCACTTGCTGACATTGAACAAGCACGTAAAACAGCGGCATTTGCAAAAATAAGAGCAAATTATGATGGAATTGACGACGAACACGTTATTGATTTGCTTATGTCAGGAATTAGAGTTCCTGAAGAAGCATTAAAGCAACCAATACTATTGGGTCGTCAACGTGCAATGATAGGATTTAACCAACGTTATGCAACTGATGGCGCAAACTTGGATAAGTCAGCTACAAATGGTATGGCAACAATTGATATGTCAATTAGAACACCCGCTATGAATACAGGCGGTGTCATCATGATAACAGCTGAAGTTGTTCCAGAACAACTTTGGGAACGAAAGAAAGATTATTTTTTATATACAACAGATCCAGATACGTTACCTAACTATTTGAGCGATATTTTAGACCCAGAAAAAGTAAGCGTGGTCAAGAATGATCATGCTGATGTAAATCATGCAACACCAGATGGTACATTTGGTTATGCACCATTAAACCATGAATGGCAAAGAGATGCGGTAAATGTAGGTGGTAAATATTACCGCCCTGCAAATGACGCATTTGACGAAGACCGTGCAAAAATATGGACTGCAGAGTCAACAAACCCAACATTAAATGAAGACTTTTATTTATGTTCAGGTTTGCATAAAAAAGTTTTTGCCGATCAAGTATCAGACAGTTTTGAAATCACATGTCTTACAGATATGTCGATTGTAGGAAATACTGTATTTGGTTCAGGACTACAAGAAGCTGATGCAACATCTGATTACGACGCTATCACTTCACAAGTCGATTCCTCGCGTATCGTTAAGTGATAAAATGCGGGGTAGCCCTCCCCTACCCCGCATAAATTTAAAAAGGAAAATGAAATGAATAGAATTAAACACGGCAATATAAGC